ATTACCTGACGTATCAATGATTACATAATCGTTTGTGCCAAGTGTAGTTGCTCCAGATATTTTAAAACTGTCCGCAGCAGAGTTGTCTAATCCGAATGACCACGAAGAACCACCACCAACAGTACACACTACAAATGGATCACCAACACCATCTGATGATACGTTCAAATAAAGATACGCTGGCTTGGACGGGTTACTGTTTGTGATAAGCTGAGATGCCTCACCACCAGTGGCATGAAACTGATAAACTGAGCCACGAACATCTGCGGCAGCCGTGTTCTTACCTACGGTGAAATCATCATTTATTAAGTCCAGACCACCAACTGCGACCTTATAATTAAAACCAATATTTCCGTTCGTAGCTATCTGGAGGGCAGTTACGGTATCAGTACCAATCGCAAATCTATCAGCAATGTTCCCCAGACAATATAAATTCCAGTTGACGGCATCATTTCGGAGGACCAGGCTGGAAATACTATCCACAACAGTACTGCCAAGAATTAAGGAACTTTGTAGACCGGCCCCAGTACGACCAGCAAGCAAAGCGTAATGAGGGTGGTCGTCATCGGGAGTAAGACCGGTCAAGGCTCCGTGATCTGCGGCTGCACCTACGAAATCGGTCCATGCACCATTCTGATAGCCTTGGAATTTATTCGTGGTCGTATTATAAATGACCATCGAATTAGCAGGAGTCAGCGCATCTCTCTGTGCCGTTGTCATCCGGGGAGGAAGTAAGGCTCCGACTGTAGACTGGACATCTAGTGCGCCATAGGCATCAGGCGAACCATTGATTCCGACAAGTCCGGTAGTTGTTATGACTATACGATCATTGGCACCAAGTAAGGCCCCGTTGCTGATCTTGAATTTGTCGGAGTCAGAGTTATCAATTCCGATTGCCCAGTCAGATAGACCCGTAATCCTAAAGTTGATGAAAGGATCAGCGGCCAATGCTCCCCCAACCTGCACATGAAATTTGGCTTGACTGTTGGCAGTATCAGATGAATTGGTAACGGAGAAAAATAGATTGCCGCCCGAAAGACTCGCCAAGACTTGCTGACTTGTCGTAAAAATGTTGGCTACATTGACAAATGCAACATTGGTTAATGCTCCGGTAGGATCAATATACCACTCGGCTTGACCAGTGATCTGTTTCAGGAGATATCGCATCCGTTCAAGTTCACCGGCAAGAGTCGTGGGAAGGGATTCCACACCGGCAGGATATGGGTCCACCGTGGACCGCATCTCGGTCAAATCCTGAGAATAGTCGTCATGGCTTGCCGGAGTGCTGAACGTGATATGATTATCATGTTCTGCGTTCCGGTCTAGGGCTGTGATGATCTCGCCCGTGATAACTGTTTTGACTTTAGAATAATTTCCGGGCATCTTTAATCTCCAATAGTTTCAACTTCCGGTGATAGTCTTTTGCCTCTGTCAATGATCTTCCTGCCCAATTCAATTCCTGGACAGCAGCCAACTGAATCTTCCGTATAATGGCGGCCTTATCTTCTGCATCGAATTCCTTGTTTTTACAATCAACACACAGAAATAGTCGGCACTTAGACCCATCTGACAACATATACTCTTTTTCTCCGTAACGTGGGTCTTTTGCATGAACCAAAAAATGCTTCCCATTCGGCCCTGGCAAGTCAGACATCCTTCGATGCACAATTTCTTGGTCACAACACATACAGTTAATGTTCGTGATCCCCAATTCGTCCCAAAAGATGTAAGGTTGTTTTCCGTCTATGATAGAACACACTTCAATCATACCTATGCGTCCCATGTCGGCCTCGTTCCGAGGGGTTTGAAGTCACACATCAACCGTGTCACAAAAAAGTCCTCATTGGCGTTCTGATTGAATATCTCATACTGAATCCTGGTCCCAATAGCTCTGGTTTCAAACGCTGACTGGATCAATGACTGGCCCCCATACACCGCCGTACCAAACACACCAGACCCATAAATCCCGCCTATTCCGGCCAAAGATGTAGTTTTCAATCCTCTATCTGCGCCATCAACGATCCATCTGATCGTCAAGTAATAGTCACCTTCTGGCCGTGCTACAATCTGTGTCCCACGGTACGCCTTCCGTTGACGTGGATTCCCGAAATGCAAATGTGGTGTAAAAAACCCGGCATAGTACCCGCCGGATGCTCCGTCACGAAGTTCGGGCTGTTCCAACTTCCAGGTATTTCCAAGATAGTTCCCGGTCAAGACGAAAAAATTATTGTTAATGTCCGGGCCATAAGTCGAACATGAAGCCCGATATCCAGATATATCTCCGGCTGCCTCGGTGTCGTGTATTGACCATTCCTCACCTGGCCTGCGATCAAGGAAATAAACTATACAGGTATCGACTTCCGTTTGCCCCAGTCTGGGAACGAAGAACTTAACGGCTCTGAGAATAGGATCATAAACCCCGTGCCCGTCAGTAGATAACTTCGTGAAGTCAACATTTTCTACCATCCAGTCGTGTAACCAGGACGGCTTTAACAGGCTGGCGTATTTATAATCTCCAAAATCTGTAACTGTAGAAATAGAGTAAACTTCCCCATCTGCCGTCATAACAAGAACATCGTTCGGAGTTTTGACTATGAGTCTTTGGCTACCTGCACCCCCAGTCCATTGTGTTCTGACATATCCCCAGTTGGCTATGCTTAAATCATCATCATCCAAGATAAATGCAAAATTCCTTGAGAATATTATGAGACGTTCACCGAACTCAACCAGACCCACAAGACCTCTGGGATCACCGGAGTCAATCCGAAACACAGTGACGTTGGCATCGGCAAAGCTGCCTGATGTGTCTGAAACGTACAAATTGTTTTCTTTGCCTGGGGCACCTATCGCTGCAAGCCGGAGTGAGTTCTGCCTGGAGTGTTTGAGGATCACTTTGGGTGAAGCCGTGCCCCAATCAGTCGGGGGAGTTCCCAGATCGGATGTCGCCCCGGCTACGCCATCCCACGTTTGAACCTTGTCTGCACCGTTGCAGAAATACATAACGTCATTAAAAGTCTCCATCCAGGGCTGCGAATCAACCGTCAACCCTGACTTCAATTCAACATTGGCCGCATTAACCAACTTGATGATCTTCCCATTGGCCGTCCCTGTTACGAGGGCATTGACATTATTGGACTTCGTGAAATAAAATAAAGCCCTCATTTCTGGGGTCCCGGCTATGGGTGTACTGAACACCTTCTGGGTCCCTCCACGTTTCTTCCGACCCCCGGTGTGAAGATTGATATTCCGGGACGGGTCCACCATAGAATTGTCAGGTATGGAGTCGGAGTTAGGATTGTGCTGAAAACCACCGCTCAGAAAATCAAGCTGATATGACTGCCCTTTTACCCCCATCTATTTCCCCTTGGCATCCCGCCAACCGATCTAAACTTCACTGTACGCCTAGCTTGTTTCTTACGAAGATCGGAACCTACAAGTCTTTTTACTGATTCTACTTGCAATGCAAATGCGTCTCTTGCTCTGGGATCACCTTTTTCAAGATAGGCCCGTGCTGTGATTCCGGCTTCCAAGACATCCCGCCATTCCCGATAGATTGCTGTACGCTTTGAACTCGTCAGGTCTACAAGATTCAAGTCCATATAATAATCCAAAACACAGGCATAGAATTGAACCTCCGGGACGACATCCAGGTACAAAACCCCCTCATAGACCGTGAACATCTTTGGTGATCCCTCTGGGACATGCAATTCGGCATCTTCCCACGGGATGTAGCCAAGCACCCGTTCACTCATGGGAACCATGTATACGGTGCCATTCGCCGGATTCACTATCCAGTTCGGATTGACGACAGCAATTTTGGTTCCAACAGTATACCCGGTAATTCGAGAAAACTGAGCCGATCCGGTTCCGCTCAGGGTGAATATCAACTTCCCTTCGGCATCATCCTGTGTAATCGTCTCACTGGCCGACAATGTAATTGATCCGGCTGCGCCAGCCTGTGCCGTGCCTACACCAACATTTCCGCTTTCCTTGTTCCCGGTGTATAGAGTCAGTTTGATATAATTGGCATAATCAGACGGCAGGGAAAGTGTCTGGAGGTCCTTTGTCGGAACGAGGACGGATGTTTCCTCAAGGGCCTTCCAATTCTTGAGATTTAGAAGTTCACGTTGAATCTCGTCAGCCCACTCGGTCTTGGCCCGGACATAGTATTCCATTGCCCCACATTTCTTTAGGGCTTCTGTCACAATCGTATCAAGGGTAGGTGCTACAGGTAACGCCATCGGTTACTCCGTTGGTTTAATTGCCTCGGTCGGCTTATCTTTCTGGGCCTGACGAAATGTCACAAATTCCTCATTGTCCTTCATCATCAGGATCATCCTCGACTCCCACTTCTGACGGGCTGAATCCTGACGTTCATCGTCAATGTACTCGTATCCTTCGGACACCATGCCATCAATAATGAACTTGTGAAACTTTTTCTTGATCCCGGTTGTGACAAAGAGATCGGTCCCATCATCAGTCGGCACCGTAATTTGTTTGTAAAAGAAATAGTTCAATGTTGGCAAAAAACTGGTCACAGGTTTTGGATGAAGATAAATCTTATTGGCAAACAACGCAAAGAATCTGGGCCATCCCGATTCTGCCAATGTTTTACGCATTTCCTCAAGTTCGGCCATTGCAACCTGAACCAATAGTCGAGGTTCCGATGACGACACCATCAACCCTTTACTATAAGTCGCTGGAAGGGTATAAAAATCTACTCCATTAGATGTCGCCTGAGAATCTGTAGTCTCCAATGCCCTCCAGAATCCCAGAGACTCGAACTCGTATAAAATGTTTTCCAGCCACTCATTTGCCTGCGTAGTCAGGATAGAATCCCCAACTTTACGCAGCGTTCGTGTTCTTAAATCTGAACGATTCATTATAAGTCCTGTGGGGGGTTTCGGCTCGTCCGCCAATTCCCCCCTTTTATGTCACCTTTAGGCAGGCGTGACAAGTTTTCGTGCGTGATTGGATCGGTACAGCTTAGACCCGAAAATCACATCACAAACGACTTCCCAGGCGATTGAACGGATGTTGTAATCCGCCTGTACCCGGACATCCTTTTGCATCGCCAGGATTACGGCGTTCTTGTGGAAGAAGAAATTCTCCCTATAAGAAGTAACCGCATCATCAGCGAGCAATACGGGACACTGGGTCGAGACATAGACCTTCACCCCGTACAATTCACCAAAGGCCCCAGTTCGGATTGCCGAACCATCACCAAGGAACTGATACTCTGTGAATCGGTCGATTCCGAGCATCACGTTCTTCTGTGAAGGATGGATCACCAGATAACGGTCATCTCCTGGAACATCAGCAGAGTCCAGAGTCTCGATTACCTGACGAAAACCTTCATCAGTTAGATCGGTTCCATTTCCGGTGTTACCATTGGCCGCACCGTTCCATGCAGTCAACCCGTCACTACCAATGACCTTGGTAATACCGGTTGTGGCATGTAACAGACTGTCGATGGATTTTGCCAGGGCATACCCGGCACCCATCGTATACTCGGACCGGAGGTTGTATGCGCTCTGGACCTCCACGATGTCCTCAAGCCGGAAGGATGATTCCTTGTGCTTGTCAATGTCCATCGTGAACTCGGTCTCAGTAAACGCCTGGAATGTAACCTCAGTTGAAGCCGCCTTGTCATTCGCAACCATTTCGCTAAGGTCAGGAATGTGCAGCTTGTCACCCTTTTTCCCGATGAAGCTGACTTGCTTCACCAGGTTTGCCAGGACAAGTTTCGCCTTGAGAAAGGCCCGGATTTCCGGGGACCAATACTCAGGGATAAACTTATCGGCTGTAGTTCTTGTTATGTTAGCCATGATAATCTCCCCTTACAAGTCCTCTCTGACCCTTCCCTCACGCAGAGCCTTCACTATTGCGTGTTGGTTCTTTGCGTAAGATATAGGATCATGGACTATCATTCGATCAATTTCACTTCGCTTCCAGACTTTACCACCAGGGGATTTTGGTGAATTGAGGTCAGGCAAAACAGCCTTCTTTTTCATTTCCTCAGTTTCATGTAAAGTCTCGACAGCACCCTTTTTTCCTTCGTTTCGAGCATCCTCTTGGATAGTTCTGAACTCTTTCACGGCAAACTCATATCTCTCTTTGAACGTCTTTCCTGGAGCCGTGGCAGCGATCCCATCAATCATGCGGAAGTATTTCGGACTGGAGATGTCTTTCTGGGTCTCTTTAAACCAAGCGACTGTGTCATCCATGTCCTTCTTTGTTGCAGCTTCCGCATCTTTAGTTTCGTCTGCCTTCCTTTCCTCGGTGACGTTCTTTCGGACTTGCTGTGTAACTGCCTTGGCAATATCCGCTAGAGCTTCCTCCGGTTTTTCATAGAATTTCTCGACAATGTTTTTGTCGATCACGATTGGTACATCCTGTGTAACAACCGGCTTGATCGCAGCCTTTTCGAGTTCCATGTTCCGTTGGGCAAGCCGTGTGGCATGGGCCTCAAGTTCCGTGTATCCCTTGCCAAGATCGTCTTGCGTTTTGAATTTGCCCAGAATGAGTTTGGCTTCTCCCTTATCGGGGGCCTTCTCGGTTTCTTTTGACTCTGTTCCCTGGCTCTGGTCCGTTCCAGCAGAGTCATCTTCCTCTGAGAACTCAGGCAATAACTTTGCCCGTGTTCCCACTAGCAGACCCGGATTCGGGTTATCTGCCTTTTGTTCCTCAGTCAATAAGACCGTTTCTTCCTCTTTCACAGGCTTCGTGTCAATCGTCTGAATGACTTGGACACCGGCCCTACGAGGGGAAATGGCCCTTTCTGTTACTGATACACCTGTAGGAGATTGTGCAGTCGTCATTGTTGGCTTCTGCGTCTCCACTTTCTTAATTGCCATGTTTCACCAAGTTATCCGGTCACGGCATTGTGAACCGGGCTTATTAGGCCGTTAATTACTGAATTTTACCAATGCCTCAATACTGAACGTGATGCTCGGAGTCGTCCCGGCTATGACAACTGACCAACCAAGGCGATCCCCAATAAAACCATGTCGGACCACACCGGCTGCCAGGGTTTTAAGGCCCTGATCTGCGCCGTCAGTATCACATTTCAATGTTCCGGATTCGTTGCTTGAAACACCCGGAACTGCCGTAGTGACTCTTTGAGGTACAATGTCATCACCTTTGATAATTGCAACAAATGTCTTTGCGCCTGTGGTGATAATCTGTGAAAAATGTACCAGGTCCCATGACGAATCCTTGTCTCCGCTATGGACATAGACATCATAGGTCTCGTCTGCATCAGCCCGATCAGCAGCAGTAATTTTTAATGTCAACACGACTTCTTTGATCGGATGACCATGAACAGTCATAGGATGATCTGAATTCACTGTCTTAGTGACAGTTCTTGCAACAGAAGTCGCCAATGTAACATGCTCTACTCGTCTCATTTGGTTTTCCTCTTTTCTTCGTCTTTTGCCATTCTCACGGCAATATCCACAAACCGCATGATGTCTCTCTGGCCCCGGATATAACCTTTCATGTACCAGAAACCTTTCATGCCCATCTCGTTCTTGATGCCCAAAAACTTATTGGTATCGGATGATTCCAAGATGTACTTAGTCAACGCCTTCCAAAATTCCTCAACCTTTTCATCCCGGACGGCCAGAAGCAAACGGTCTCGAAGTTGTTTCTGATCGAGTTCAACCGGCTTCTGACTCCAGGTCAGAGATAAAAACACCCTTTTTAGGTATTCCTTCATTGCAACATGTTCTCAGGTTCAGATTCCCCGCCCTGTTCCGGACCTGGAGCCGGGGTTTCTGTGGCCGTCCGGCCCATGAATCTCTCGGCTTCTGCCATAGCCATCATTCGTGAATCCTCGGCGGCCATAGCTGCCCTGGTCTTAATAATCTTCTTGTTCTTAATTTGTAGGAGTTTTCTCCATTCCTCTGTCATCTCGATAGGATCAATCGCCCTGGAAAGAGCGGGATTTCTGCCGGTTACTTCGGCAAACTGACCGAATTGCTGTAATTCCTGTCCACGAATTACGGTCATATCCGCCCCGAAGTATTCGACCCGAAATCTGGCTTCCAGGGCGGCATCGGGAACCTCGTTGCTCCCGTATTTGAATTGTTGGAGACAGGCCAGGTAAAAATTCAAAATTGGTTCAATCGTGTGATCCCCGGTGTGAGTAATACAGTCATTGAACCGACTGGACCCTCCCTGATTGATAAGTCCGGCTTCATAGGCTGATTTCCTGGACCCGGTGTACCCGCCCTTCGCATAATCAGAAGCCCCTGACGATTTATTCCCCCTGTCCCGAAGTTCGTTGATTTCCTGGTACGTCAAGGCTACATTCGTGTTGGGATGTAGAGACTTGATGTTATTGATGTCCCCGACCGGGATTCCCCCGCCGGGTTGCATGAATAAACTGTCAGGATCGAGAACGCCATCATCAACGTATGCAAAACTCCCCATAATAATCAGATTCAAGATGTCGGCTTTCTGACAACTGAATGTCTGAATCAATTCGTGGGTCCCTCGTACTGGTTCTAACGGCCCCCATCCGTAAGGTGTGAACCACAGGCTGTCATACGTCCCAAAAAACAGAGGTTGGCCGCCCCAATATGGGTTTTCCTCGAACTGTAAAAGGGTCTCCCGGTTGGCGACCACGATTACGACATCCTGGTACAACTTCCCGTCAATCTCGATGTCGCCATACCCCATCAGGAGTTCAATCTCGTCTGACGGGGTGTACTGGATGCCAAAAATATTAGCTCGAACCTGTTTATCGCCTTCGCTTGAATCGGAGGGGGCTGACTTCGCTCCCTCCGGGGCATTATCTTCCAGTTCAGAAAGATTCTCATAGGTATCTTTCATGGCCTGGAGGGAAAGTAACGTAGTCCCGGACCTTCTGATCTTAAAATTGTCCCGATGATATGGTTTTCCTGGATCGAGGACTATATCCAGGACATCAACAGTATCAAATGAAAAATTGTCGTATGTTACTTCCTCAACCTTCTTGGGTTTGCCCCCTTGTCCCCGAAGCCGTCTCGGACGGGACTTTTTGACCCACGGAGTCGCTGCGGCAGAGTTACCGAGGACTGTGAGTTGCTTCAAAAATGGCCTGATCTTCTCTGTGAACTCAGACACCACAACTTTCCGCTTGAGGTATTCCGTCATATCTTCCTCGAATTCCTCAGAGGCATCATCGAGTGATTCGAGCTTGAAATAGTCCTCGTTTATCGGAAAAAGTCCCGATCTTAGATTTGAAGCAATGGTATCCCCGATCTCCTGACTGAAAGTATCGGGGGCCTTGCACCGCCAGGGCCAACTTTCGTACCTGGACTCGTCCACGAAACACAGATAGTTGTTCAGACAATCACTCCAGACCTTTTCTTTCTGGAGCCGAGCCAACTTCCAATCTTCGTACTTCTGGACTATGGCTTCCACTACTTTCTGTTGGTCAACATCTTTTATAATCGCCACTTAATACCCCGTCATACTTGAAGCTGGCTTCCGGGTCCCCTGAGTTCTCCAGGGTCTTGCTTTCGGGGTCCCGACATAGCCCTTGGTTGCGTAATAAATCATATACTCGGCGGCAGAAATCCCGTGGTCATCTCCGATAGTGTCCCCGTATGTCCCTTCTTTCCTGGACCCGGACTTCCACCGGAGGAACTGTAACTCTCTCTCAAGATTCGGACATCGGCCTTTGAAGATAAATATTCTCGGATTCGGACCCGATTCCTTGAGATGCCAGGGCCGGTGATTACTTTTCGGTTCGAGGTATGAAAGGAACCTGTCTCGCCGGGCCTTTATTGGCACTTCACAACTAACTGACGGACAACCATACCGGCCCCAGTCATTCGCAAGCTGTAGACCGAGGGCATGGTGGTCGGAGATACGGACTGTCACTTTGGAATATCGCTTTTCAATTTCTTTTGTCCTTCGGACATGGATATCTGTTCCGAGGTCCGAAGCATAGTGTTCATCAACGAAGTAAAAATCCCTTGTCGGGGCCTCAACAGCAAACTCAACGGCAGTAGCATCCCTAGTTCCGAAATCAATCCCTTCCCGGACCGGCCATGAGGCCGGGATGACAAATGGCTCGATAAGGTGGATGTGACTTTTGAAGGGCTTGTAAACCCGTCCTGTATAAAATACCCATTCTCCACCGAATTGCTCCTGAAAGGCATCATCTGATAACTCTATCCTGGCTGACTCAATTTCATTCTTGTCAAAATGTGGCGTATCCCAGGCAGCGCAATGGAAAACTTCCCATCCTTCGAGGTGCCCGGCGTTGACCCGTGTTTCGATCTCGTATAGCCATAGACCTGTGAGGTCTGGGGTTGTCGGGAAGATTGCTCTACCCAATCTCGTAGACAGCGTAGGTCTGAGATATCGAAACCAGGTGTCCCCATTATGCTGTGCTGCCTCCGAAAGTATGATCCAATCATTCTCTTCTCCGACAAGACTCAGAGGCCGGTCTGCCGACTTCCCGTGGACCTCTGCCCCCCAAGGCATCTCGATGTAGAGTTCACCGGCCTTGGCATTGTCCCGAACTTTGATCGGCTTCGGGAGGCCAATCTTCTTGTGCGCTCGCATGAGGAAGTCCAGGATGTACCTGAACTCTTTCTCAGCGAGGTCGTAACTGGGTCCGACTATCCAACCCCGTGTGTTCGGAGTCAGGACATCAGCCAGGACATCCTTGGCGGCGACATAACTCTTTCCGATACGCCGGGCCGCCCGGACGATCTTAAAACGGGCATTGCTGGAATTTACCTCGTCCTGGAAGTCATTCGTCTGGAGGTCCAGGTCTTTCAAAAGCCTGATCTTATCCAGGGCAAGTTGATTCATTAATCAATCGCCATTGTATCTGGGTCCGCAGCCGAAATTGTAAGAGCCGCCGAAGTATTTGCGGCCCCGGCAGTAATCCCACCGTGGACATGGGCACTCAGATCAGTCTTAAGTTCCTGGGTCAAAGTCACCAGTTTGTTTACGAGGGTAACAAGTTCGTTCCAATCCGCTTTGGGAGATACTCCACGATTCCGGCCATGCCGAAGATTCGTCCTTGAAAAAGTTACTGTAGCCATTGTTATTCCTTTGGTTTGCTCGAAGTTGTCTTTGGTTTCTGCGCCTTCGAGTCAGGTTGGTTTCGCATTGTTTCTTTGCTCTTTTCTTGCTCAGTCTTGAAAGGCTGAGGGTATAAAGCCGGATCATCTGGATTCCAAACATAACTGGTTGTCGGCCTGAATGTTCTTTTCATTTTGCCTCTGCAATAATTGTGACATCGTTCGCTATAAGACTGGCTTCGTGTTCAAGTAATTCGTGTGGATAATAAGAATTCCGGCCCTCTGCGATTTGTAAAATATGGACCAGTTCATGTGCCAAAGTAAAATTGGGCCACGGATTCATTTTATCCGTCACCATGATAATTACGTCAGGGTGTTCGATCTCAACAACCCCCCAACAATTACAATCATCACTGAAAATCTTACTCGCCGTCCCGGTCAGCAGATAGACCCTCAAAGTCTCCGGGTAACTCGGCCTCCAGTTCGGACTGATTCGATTCTGGTACAAGGCCATGACCAGGAGCAAGACCCTCTGGACTTTCAACTCCCGGAGGTCCAACAGGATGACTTCCCCCGTCCGGGCTTTCCCCGGCAGGAGATGGGTTGCCATCACTGACTGGGGTAACAACAACGTCAAACACAGGGCCAGTAGGAATTTTTTCATTCGTTCCCCCCTGGATAAAATATTTCTGAATTACCAATTTGTACTGGGCGAGTATCTCGGTCGGCTTGCCTTCCATGATCCGGGCCTTGTCAACGGCAATCCCGGCAATCTTAGCCAAGTCAACTGGGTCTGCGTCCTTTAACTTATCTACTGTGATGTACCCAAGGGCTTCTTCGGCCAGGACGTACCATTCATCGGCCATCGTCTCCCGGATTGTCTTGGCTAGGGATACGAGGTCCTTCGCCCTAGACACGGCGTTCTTGACTACCGGAACCGGGAGGCTATGTGCTTGCCCGGCTTCCTCCGGTGGGACACCTTTTGCGACATCCCGGACTGCGGCCTTGATCCTGTCTGCCCGGTTATGACCACCCTTGACTCTTGGACGGCCCCGCTTCGGCTTGATGAAATCCTGGTCTAGTTCACTATCCGGTGTACCCAAAGTTCGTCTCCGGTGTAAGGGTTCTCGTCCATTAAAACAGGGCAACACCAACAATTTCCTCCCGTAAGGAAATGTTTTGGCTGTCCTGGGTGAGTAGGAAAGACATGAAAACCGTTGAGTCTCGCCAGGGTGTCAGTCTTTGGAGGTTCTGGCCTCGGTTCGGACAACCCGAATCCTTGGGGATTCATTTCTTCCCCGTAGGCTTCCAGCCGTGTTTGACCCCTCGCAAAAGCCTGACCTGGGCCTTGGCTTTTTTCTTGCTCGTTCCATAGGCATGAACATTGTCCGGACTAGAGACCCGATATTTACCCTTGCCGAGTGACGTAGTTTTGTATGGCATTATTTCTGTTCCTTCAAATAAAGTCGAATCCAGAGTTTACGTTCGGCTTCTTGTTCGGCCCGTGACATTTTGGCCGTTGATGGATCATTCTTGAGTTTCTGATCCACATAAGCCTCGGCCTGCTCCTGCAAAGTCAACGGACTCTGCGGAGTTTTCACGAACCACGATTTAATCCATTTCCACATTATCGTCCTACTCCGGTGAGCATTGCGGTATTAAGTTCATCTTCTGCCGCCGCAACCCGGCTGAGAAACAAGTGAGCAATCGTGCTGGAATTAGCCTCAGACCCCGGAGACCCAATTCGTACACGCATAATTGCGCTCGTAAAAACACGGGTGTCCTGCACATTTTGTGTCGGCCAGTTGGCTTCGGTCCGGTTGACTCCGGTTGCATCATCGTAATTGTCCTGTGCTGTTCCGTTGGTGTCATCAATGGTCCGAAAGACAGTCGTATCATCTTGAAAATTACAGTATTGATACCCTTGAGGAAAAGATGTATCACCAAGGGCCAAAGTAATTAAATAAGTATCGGCTGCCTCCAGATCAATACGGAAGGTCTCGATATTACCATCATTGGTCCGCTGTGTTAATCCGGCAAGTCGTCTATCAACAGTTGAATCACGGTCCCGGTCGCTGACTGTACTTGACCATCCAAACGTGACACCATTTCGAGTAACGGGGTAAATATCCTCCGCAACATATGTCTCATTCGGTCCATCCGTGACGTAGCTCGGTGTCGTTCTGAAATTGAAACCCTTGTCCCATGCCATTTACCACACCGTTTCGTGAGAGGAAACTGCCACCAGG